GACTATTGATCCAGCATTAGTAACGCAATTTAGCGAGATGGTGCATGTGGCCGCGCAGCAAAAAAGCGCACGCTATCGCCCATACATTAAACCGCTTATGATGACAGGCGACCTTTTGGCTTATGATGGCCTTGGTACCGTCGAGATGCGGGAACTGCAAGGGCGTTCTCCTAAAGTGGTGTTTGATGATATTGAACACACCCGCCGTCGGCTTAACCGGAAACGTTTTACCTGTGTTCTCCCTATCGATAAATCTGATGTTCGCGGGATGCTTACTGACCCTAGGAACAATTACGCTAGTGCAGTTGCTAACGCTGCTCTTCGTCAATATGACCGGATTATTCAGCAAGCTGCTTTTGCGGATATTGTGACAGGCCGAGATTTTGCAACCACGCTTACATACGCCAACGACGGCGGCATCACTGTTGATGCAACCGCTGGTTTGACCTACGAAAAACTATTAGAAATCAAACAAAACTTCATTGACAACGACATTGAAGACAACGAGCGCATCGCAATCGGCATGACCGGGATTGAGCACACACGCTTGATGCGGGAGAATGAGCTTACCTCTGGTGATTTTTCCAGAAACTTTGTTGTTGAAAAAGGCCGCATTACCCAAGCTCTTGGCATGGATATTGTTGTTTTTGCTGCGAACGCAACGCTTCCAATTATCCCTGTAGCCTCAAGCCAACGGCAATTAATTGCTATGGCACAAGACGGGATTGCGCTGGGTATCTCGCAAGAAATGACGGTGAAAATCCAAGAACGTAACGATTTGCACGAAACAACCCAAGTAGTTGTTGAACTGGAAATTGGCGCGGTTCGCACCGAGGGTAAAAAAGTCCAACGTGTAACGACTACGGCTTAACGGAGGGATGAACCATGTCTCTTAACATTTACAAAAGGCTTACAGCCCTTGAGAATAGACCTACTGTTCCTTCTGGTGCGACTCTTACTCTCAATGCCGTACAGCACGCAGGACGGTTGATCCTTCTCAATACCGCTACCGGAGGAACATATATTCTCCCGGCGGCTACTGGGACGGGCAACAATTACTGCTTTTTTTCATCTGTTAGCCAAACATCCGGGTCTATTATCATCCGTGTTGCCAACGCAACGGACGTGATGCAGGGATTGGCTGTAGTTGCAGCTACAGCTTATGGTGTGTTTCCAACAACCACAACGTCGGACACAATTACCTTTAACGCCACCACTCAAGGCGGCTTGCGCGGGTCATACGTTGAAATTGAAGACGTGGCTGCTGGCTTGTTCCGAGTTAAGGTTAACGCTGTTGGTTCTGGAACTGCGGTAACTGTCTTTAGTGCAACCGTTTAACATTATTTCATAGGAGTAACTACCATGCCCGTAGAAAATAAATACACAGATGCTAACCTTGTTGCGAACAAAAAAACCGAAGCCTACAAAGTGGGTTCTGGTTCGGAGCCGTTTATTCTTGTTGGGACTGTTAGTGTAGCAGCCGCTGACGATGACGGAAGTATCTTCCGGGTTTTCGCCTCTGTGCCTTCCAACGCTATTCCTATCAGCCTTGAAGTGGTGAACACAGCAATTACTGGAGGCACTTCTTACGGCTTTGGTTTGTACCGTTCTAACCTTGGCTCGGTGGTAAACGCTACCGTGCTGGCTTCGGCTATTGATATGTCAACTGCCCGTACGATTGCCACATCAAACAACGTCGGGCTATCGGCCTTGACGCTTGGGGAACTTCGTACGCTGGCTTCTCTTTCTGGGGCCACTAACCCTGATGATTCTTACGACATCGCTCTTACCGCCACCACGGTAGGAACCGCTGCCGGAACCATCCGCGTTAGAGGCATTTTTGTTTTTAACTAAACTTCGCGCCCGGCCAGTAGGGGGTAGCTTCCTGCTGGCCGAAAAGGGGGTTTAATGGCGGTCACATCATCAACGGACATCTGCAACATGGCCTTGGATTTACTCCAAGGCGGTTTTGTTTCGGATATTTCTTCACCGCAGACAAGCACCGAGGAAAAATGCGCTCGGTGGTATGACGTTAACCGCCGGATGTTGCTTAGAATGCACCCGTGGAATTTTGCCATAAAAAGAGCAGAATTGAGCGCAAGTTCAACAATCCCTTTGTTTGGTGCCGCCGCCGCCTTTCCCGTCACCGCTGATTTTATCAGGCTGCTGCGGGTAGTGAATGAAGACGATATGATTTACGCGGCATCAGATTATTTCTTTGAAAACAAAAGCATTATGCTGCGTTATTCCGATGCTACCGTATGCCGCATAATTTACATTTCTGATGTAGAAAATGTTTTGGCTTTTGATGATATTTTTATTCAGCTTCTTGCCGTAGAGATTGCCCTGTCTCTTGCGTACTCGATCACGCAAAACAATTCCAACATTGAGCGGCTTAGTGCTATCCGCAAAACCTTGATCAAGAACGCGACGGGCATTGACGGCCAAGAGCACCCGCCAGAAGTCAGGCGAGTTAGTGTTAACCGCAACGCACGACGTTCTCTAGGCGTGCGCGATACTACCCGGCACTATTTTAATGGTTAGCGTCAACACATCACAGCCGGATTTTTCCGCTGGGGAAATCGCGCCTAAATTCTACGGTAGGCACGATCTCCAAATAACCTACAAAGGGGCGCGGCGGGTAAGGAATTTTATTGTTGAAGCCGCTGGGGGTGTGTTCTTTAGACCTGGGTTTTACTACGCAGCCCAGACAAAAAACAATCAACCAGCTTGGCTGTATAAATTCAGGTTTATTGACAGTGCAAGTTTTACGCTGGAGTTTACGCAAAACGCTATCCGGTTCTACCGGAACAACGGTCAGGTACGCTTTGCGGCGCAAAACATTACCGGGATTACGCAAGCAAACCCCGCCGTTGTCACCTACAGCGGCGCAGACACCTTTGCCAATGGCGACAGTGTATTGCTGGGCAATATTTCTGGAATGACCAACCTAAACGACAATGAGTATATCGTTGCTAACGTCAACGTCGGCGCAAACACGTTTGAGCTTGCAGGGGTTAACTCAACGGCATTCCCGGCCTATACGTCTGGGGGCGCTATTGAGAAGGTGATGGAGATCGTCACTACTTATGCAACCGCAGACCTTGAGGCGTTAAAGTTTGCCCAAGAAAAAAACGTGCTTTACATCACCCACCCTTCATACCCGCCAAAAAAGCTAACGTACACCAGCCCCACAAGCTGGACGTTTGCCGACCACTCACCCATACGGAAAACACGGCAAAACGCACAGGTTATTAGCGCGGTGACATTGGCTAACCCGGCTGTGTTGACCTACACTGGGAGCGATTCTTTTACCAACGGAGACACCGTTTTTATCAACAGTGCCACGGGCATGACCGAAATAAACGAGCGGGAATTTACCATTGCCGCCGTCAACACGGGTGCAAACACGTTTGAGCTTGTCGGCTTAGATTCGTCTGGCTATGCAGCGTACACGGGCGGGGGTATCGTCAGGAAAGTCTCGTCTGCGGCAGCACCATTCCTTTCCGCTGGGACTTACCCCGGCGCGGTGGGATTCTATGATCGGCGGCTTTTTTATGGGGGCAGCACGAATGAACCCAACACGCTTTTTGGTAGTAACGCTGGGAATCTAGACGATTTTACTTTGCAGATTGATTTGTCTCCCGGAGCGCAACCAGAAGCAAACGAAGGAATTGAGTATCAAATTTACGGCGCGGCAAAAATAGAATGGCTGGCCGGAACCGATAAATTCCTTACCATTGGCGCAACAAACGACGTGCTTTTTGCAACAAGTGGTATTGATAATATTGTTACGCCTTCGAGTCTTGCAATCAAGCCAACCAACAGTTACGGCGTTGATGATGTTAATCCCATAGGCCGGGGTTCGCTTCTGTATTATTTGCAGGGCGATAAAAGCACTATGCGCTCATTTGAGTACAGCCTCGAACAAGATAGATACGTTCCCGTAAATAGGAACGAAATTTCAGAGCATCTTACCTATGAGGGAATATCGCAGTTTGATTACGTTGAGGGCAGCAACGATATTCTATGGGCGGTACGGGAAGACGGCAAGTTAGTAGGGATGACGACCAGCAGCACGGAAAGCATAAGCGGCTGGCACCTTCATTCAACCGACGGCGATTTTAAAAGCGTGTGCAGCCAGACGCGGCTACACGATGACGGGCAGCTATGGGCGTGTGTAAAAAGAACAGTCAACGGCGTTGATAGGTACAATGTTGAGTACATGGCCGATACCATCGTCTACCCGATGCGAGAGGACTTTTTTACCGAAAATGAGGCCGCCGATAAAGCCGCCTTTGCCAGAGCAACCTATGAAGCCCAGAAACAATACGTTTACCTTGATTCTGCGGTCACATACGACGGTTCTGTCTTTGCTACACAAGCAATAACACCGGGCGCGACCACTGGCACGGGAATAGTGTTCACCGCCGCTGGCAGCGTGTTTACAGCGGACATGGTGGGTTCAGAAATTATCCGCAAAAGCGTTACCGGGTACGAAACAGGGGTTGCCCTGATTACCGCTTATAGTAGCCCCACAAGCGTCACCTGCACCATTGTAGAAGCGTTTAACAGTGTTACCGCTATTCCCGCTGGGGAATGGTACATCACAACTAATGCCGTTGGTGGCTTGATGCATCTTGAAGGCAGAACTGTGTCGGTTGTTGCCGATGGCGGCCAGCACCCGCAAGTTGTTGTGACTGGCGGTGTGGTTACCTTGGAAAGGCAAGCGTCTGTTTTTCATATTGGCTTGCCCTACACGGGAGAAGTAGAAACAAACGAGCTTGAAGGCGGGGGCACAACAGGCGTGTCACAAACAAAGCCTAAATCTGTTTATGAAGTTGGTCTTAGGTTCTTAAATTCAATGTATGTGCGGTATGGGACAAGCCGTTACAGGTTAAACCAGATTGAAGCTCGCACCGCCAATATGCAAATGGATAGGCCGCCGCTTCCGTTTACGGGAGACATCAAAGTAAAATACGCCAACGAGACTGTTGATGCGCGAGATGGTACATGGTCAAAATCAAAACGAGTAATTTTTGTTCAAGATGTTCCGTTCCCGTGTTATATACAATTAGTTGTCCCGTATTTTACAGTGAGTAACTGATGTTTATTCGCAACCACACCGAAGACGATTACCCGCTTTTTGTGCAATGGTGGGAATCATGGGGCTGGCAGCCTATTCCTTATATGTTCCTTCCCAAAAATAGTGTTGTGGTGTGTGACGACGAGGGCAACCCTGTCTGCGCTGTTTTCCTGTATCTAACCGACACCCCTATTATCTGGGCGGAAAACTATATCTCTTGCAAAAAATCAAAAGATAGAAAAATATGCATTGAAGAAATGACAAAAAGTATTGCTTCAAAAGCAAAGGAACTAGGCGGGGTAGCAGTGATGAGCACTTTAAAAAGTGCGGCAATGGGGCGACGGCTTGAGAAAGGCGGCTTTCAAAAGACCGATTCCAACATGACAAACTACATTTTAGGGGTTTAGGGGATATGGCAGCGGCAGCCGCACTCGCACTGGCAAGCTTAGCAGCAGTTTCTAGCATTGCTGGCGGCGTACAGGCCAATAAAGAAGCAAAAAAGCAAGCCGTCCAAAACGAGGCTATGGCCAATCTTGCGGCAGAAGAAGAAGCGCGGGCATCAAGCAAGGAGGCATTGGCTGTTGGCCGTGAAGCGGAATCGGTACGGCGCAGACAGATGGTGTCCTTTTTAAAGAGTGGCGTTGACCTTACGGGTTCGCCGTTAATGGTCATGGAAGCTACGCGCAGGGCTGGGCTTAGCAACGTCGAGGAAACTTTACGTTCTGGTAGTTTATCGGCCTCTACCCGCCGCATTGAGGGCAGAATGCAAGCGGACGCTTTGAAAGCATCGGGGCGGCAAGCGTTTATACAAGGTATTGGCGGCGGGCTTTCTAACGCTGGCAACGCTGCAAGCATATATAGTAAAATGTAGAGGGACTTTATGCCTACAGTACCCGGCTACGACCAAGTGGTTATACGCAGAGCGGCAACACCGTCTTTTACGGACAGCGGAGCTATACAATGAGCCGCATCAACAGGGCAACAAGCATCTGCGCTTTTTGAACAAGCAGCCAACGTCAGCCTAAACATCCAAAAAGAAAACGATAAAGTCACGCTAAACGATGCTCTGATCCAGCGTGAGCGTGAAAAGATTGATTCCATAGACGCTACCCAGAAGATGTTTCAGAATAACCCCGAAGGCTACGGGCAATTTTTTGAAAAAGAGCAGCAGAAGAAAGACGCGGAACGGCTTAAAACCCTGCCCCCGTCAGTGCAGGAAGCCTATAATCTTAGCGTTGCAGAGAGCAATGTGCGGGACTATGAGCGCAACCTAAACTGGGAAAACGGACGCAGAATTGAGTTAATTGGCTCAAAGATTAACCAGACGGGCAACACGCTGGCCGAACTTAGCTACACCTACGGGCAGCGCGGCGAGGATTTTAACGAGATTGCCAAAAACATTGACGCAACAATTATTTCTGGAACCGGGGTTCTGGCCGACGATAAGCTGCAAGACTTTGATAGCAAAATACGCACCGAGGCGGCGCAAAAATACATCTACGGGGCAATGGCCGTGGACGCGCAACGAGCACAACAGTTGCTAGCGTCGGGGCAGTTTTCAGCATACTTCACGGGCGAAGAGTTGACAAAGCTGCAAAAAACCGTCTGGGAAAAAACGCCTGATATTAAAAAACTAAATGAGATTCAGCTAGACGGCAATCCCATTGAGAACGCCGACCGTTCGATTGATATTATCATGCGAAACGAAGGCGGATATACAAAAAAGGATGGGAAATCAGGGCACCCTGCAATATATGGCATTAATCGCGGCTCCTTTCCAAAAGAACACGACGAAGCAAAGCAAATAACGGAAACCCAAGGCAAAGCCGCTGGTGAGGCGTATGCCCGGCAGTTTTACAAAAGAGAGTTTTACGACAGGTACAAGATTGGCGAGTTGCCATTACCAGTGCAGGACATTGTTGCCGACGGCGTAGTAAATCACGGCACCACTTTTAGAAATAAACTCGTACAAGCAGCTAAGGACGGCTCTAGCCCGCAAGAACTAATTGAGATGCGGCGGCAGGAGTACGTGCGCCTTGCCAAAAATGACCCAGAAAAATATGAAGACCAACTTGAAGGCTGGCAAAAGAGGCTTAATAACTTGCCCATTCAAGGCGGCGGCGGGTACTACGGCAATCTTTCCACTGGCGAAAAACTAAACCAGCAAGAGGTTGTGCTCAAAAACATTCTGGCCGACAAAGCAAAAGCCGCTATTGAAATAGGCGCAGGAACGCCCGGCGAGATAGTGGACGCGCAAGTACGGACTTTGGGCATTGATAAAGAAAACGCCAGTGTTTTAACAAACCCTCAAGCTGTAGGCTTTGGCGTGGCTCTTGCACAAGTTAACAACGCAGACGAAGCATTAAGCCAATTCAACAAACTATTTAACGAATATAAAGAATATACCCCCAATGCCATTCAAGACCTAAAAAGAAACAAAAGCATTACCCCTGCTATGGAAGCCGCAATGTCCCTAGCCCACGGCGGAAGACCTGAAAATAAAGAACACATCGAGCTGTTAATTAATGTGTCTCGTTCTGGTAAGACTGCTTTAAACGATCTGTACCAGCAGGGTGGGTTTTTAAAATCCGAACTAGCCAGAAAAGTGAAAAACAAGACCGAGGACTTGCAAGCCGCTATCCTAAACGAAGGCAAATCCTTTGAGGACGTGCAGGAAAAAATAGACGTTGTTGAATCGTTGTCTATGGCAAGAATGCTACAGCGCAAAACCTCATCTGAAAGCGATGCAGTGGAATTTGCCATGAAGCCTTTTAACGGCTCATACGAGGTGGCCGAGGTCAACGATGCAAAGTTTCGGGTGCCGACAGCTTATTCAGCCAGTCAAATTGAGAATAGCATTGAGACCTTTCTTAAAGAATCATTGCCCGAAATGGTCAACCAGCGGGACAAAGAAATTTATGAGCTGCAAGATATTGCCGCGCCGTTTTTGAATGAAAAAGAAACTGGCTACAAGTTCCGGTCAATAGACGGCAATGTTCTTGTGGATAAAGCTGGGAAGGAAATAGACATCTCGTTTGAGCAGCTTCTTAAAGGACAAGAAAACAAAAATAGAAAAGAAGAAGAAGACAAATATCAACGTTTTCTTGAAGAAAAACCGGAGCCACGCCTCTAATGTACGGTTTTTGGAACACACCACAGCAGCAGCGCACAGACTTTGGCGAGTCGCAGGACACCCAGCTTTTTAAGCCGCGCACAAGCGCGGTTATTGCATCTGATGCTGGTGATGCTTATTACGGGGTGGGCACACTTGAAGCCGACCGGACACTACGCAGGGTTGAAGAAGCCAAACAAACAGGCGTTAAGATATCCGAAGAACAGTACAAGGCTAATCCTGATTTATACAGTGAGGGCATTCCTTGGACGGAGGGAATGACAGAGGAAAGCGCAAAGGAACTTAAAAAGTTTAACGATGCTGTTATTGCCCGGCGCAAAATTCGTGCCGAGGCATCTAATTTTCAAAGCATACTTGGCTTTGGCGCAGCGTTTGCCACGGGGATTGTGGAGCCTAAAAACTTTGCTGTCGGGGTGGCTGTGTCCGCTGGTACTGCCGGGCTTGGCTCTATTGGTGCTTTAGGCAACACTGTGAGGCGCGCCTATCAACTACGGCGTTCGCTTAAGCTAGGCCAAAAGGTAGGGATTGGCGTTGGTGAGGGTATTGTCGCTGGAGCAGTGGTAGAGCCGGGCAACCAGAGCACGGCAAAAGGGCTTTTTCAGGAGTACACGCTGCAAGACAGTTTGTTTAATATCGCCACGTCGGCAGCGTTTGGAGGGATTGTGCCAGCCGTTGGAGCGGCGGCATCAAAACTATCCCCCATCATGCAAAGCAAGCTACAACGATTCCGCAGCAAGGCCACAGAGGTGGTGGCCGATGAGATCGACATGGCCTCTACACAAAAGGCGTTGGGGCAAGCTGTGAACATTGAAGCAGTTGAAGCGCAGGCATCATTGCGCTCAAACGTGGTGCACCTTAAAGACGAAGCTCTTGCAAACTTTATGGTAATTGCGCGAGATTTACCGCGCATGAATTTTTTAATTAAGAAAGGCATTTCACGGCTGAAAACTGTTCCCCAAATAGCGGAAGAGTTAAACCCTCCTTTGTTTAAATTTGTAAAAGAAATTGAACAAAAATCTGATACTATACAGAGGTTTATAGATGAGCTTGGCGCAAAAAAACAAGCCGACGATCAAGAAAAAACTAAACAGATTGAAGAAATTGATATTAAAATTGCAAACCTACAACGCAATATGCGTAACCTTGGCAATAGACGGAAAGCCGAGAAGCAAGTGCTTGTTGATGAATTGATTAAAGACAAAGATGTTCTTGTCCAATCTATCAAGGACTTTCAAACACCTGATATTATCCGATTGCGTGAAGAGTTAGTAAAAAACGATTTGGCAATCAGAGATAAAGCAGTAGAAATAAGCGAAACATTAAAACAAGCCCGGCAAGAACACGCCTTGCAAAAAATTGCCATTCAAGAAATGGACGATATTAATTTAAACATAATTAAAAATCACAACAAAAACGCCTTTGACTACCGCAACGACACCCTTATCAACTACGATGTTATCGAGCGCGGCCCTACAAAAAACCAGCTTGAGGCGGAAATAAAACAATCGGACGAGTACTTGGACACAACCGCCGACGCAGAAATTAAATCTATGCGTGACCAAGGGATTATAACCGAAGAAGAATTTGACGATTACCAAAACGCTGTGAGCACGATACCGGACAAGATGACATCTAAAGCAATGGATGTTATAAAAACATGCTTTACCAGAGGTTGAAATGAGAGATTGCATCAAACGCATTGTAGAGCAATCCGGTTTAACCGAGCCGCAGGCGCGCAAAATGGCTAAGGACGTTGACCAGAAGGCAAAGCGTCGCTCAAAGGAAACTGGGCAAAGCTATGAGGATGCCGTTGACGAAGTTGTTGCCGAAAACTTGCAAACCATCAAAGAAAACGCGGAAATCATCAAGCGCAATTATGCCCGCAACGTCATTTTAAAAAAGAAGAATGAAACTTTTATTCAGGATATGCTTGATAATAAAGAATTTAATCCGTCAATAACACTGGCTTTTCAAGCAATGTTTGAGGGCATAAACACTCCGTTACCCGGCGGGAAAAACTCGCTTGAGGTAAACAAACACGCGGTTCGGGCAACGTACCTAAACGAGATTGTAGGAAACCTGTCAAAAGAAGGACTGCTAAACCTTTTTTCCGACGGCAAGCTGTCTTCTGAAATAGGCCGTGCAGTTTGGGATTTAACTTATGACCAGCCGCCAAAAGGCGGCAACAAACAAGCAAATAGGATCGCCCAGATAATCTACGACGTGCGGGAAAAGCAGCGGTTGCGGCTAATTAAATTAGGGGCCGATATTCAAAAACTGCCGGGGTACGTTATGCCCCAACGTCCCGATCTGGTGGCGATGCGAAAAATGGGTAAGCCCAATTTTATTGAGTTTATGCGCTCACGCCTTGACAAAGACAGAAGTTTTGGCGGTGACTATGAAGACCTTGATAAAGCTCTTTCAAATGGATATGACGCGCAGCTTTCTGGTGTTCGGCTTGATGGAGTGTACAAAGCCGAAAAAGAAGATGAGAAGTTTTTCCAGTTTTTTGGCCCCAACAATCTTGCCAAAAAGCTATCCCAACGTCGGCAATATATTTTTAAAGACTATGAGTCTTGGGAAGAATGGAACAACACCTTGGGAATGCGTAGCTTTCACGAAGGTGTCATTGATTCGATAACGTACAACGCCGACAACATTGCCTTAATGGAGCGTTTTGGCACTAACCCCGAAGCCATGATGAAAGAGGTGTATCGTTCGATAAAAGAAAAGAACCGTGACATTGTGGATGCACGGGCTGGGGATGATGACAAAATAGAACAACTTATTACCGGGGCAATGGAGAAACAAAGAATCCCCGCAAACGCAACCTTGGCTACCGTGTCATCAAACATTAGGGCGTATAACATTGTCACAATGCTTGGAAAAGCAATAGCCTCTTATATTGGAGATGTTCCGATTAAAGCTTTTGAGTATCGCAACCAAGGAAAGAATTGGCTGTCGGCTTTAACAAAATCAGTAGTAGATATTGGCTATGGGTTTAAAAACAAGCAGGACCGCATTGAATTTGCGTCTATGTCCGGGGTGTATTTTGAATCTGTTATTGGCAATATAGGTAGAAATTTTAGTCTTAGCGATGATATTAATGGTTTTGCTTCAAAGGCAGTACGATTGTTTTTTAGGCTTAATCTCCAAGCGTGGTGGACGGATGTTCACCAAGGGGGGTTTGTACATACTATGTCGCATTGGCTTGGCCTTAAAGCAGGGCTTGAGTTTGATGCTTTAGACGCAGACACAGCACGATTTTTCAGTCAATACGATATAACAAAAAAAGATTGGGACACCATGCGGGCGGCAGTAACAACCCTTGAGGATGGCCGGGCTTACGTTTTGGCGGATAAAATTTCCGATCAAGCCGTTGCTGAAAAATTATCTGGATATTTTTTTGACAGAAGAGAATCGGCGGTTCTGAATCCCGGAGCTAGAGAAAGAAGAATTTTGACGTTTGGGAACACCAAGCGAGGCACGCCAAGGGGTGAATTTTTCCGGTTAGCTGCTCAATATAAAAGCTACCCTGTTTCTGTTGTTACCAAAATTCTGGGACAAGCATGGTATGGGCGCGGAAAACCTGATATAGGGGGGCTAATAACATTATTATTGTTAACAAGTGCTTTTGGTTATTTGTCAGGAGTTATGAGCGATCTTTTTAACGGGAAATCGCCAAAAGACCCTTTGAAAACAGAGACTATTCTTGCTTCTATAGCGCGAGGCGGCGGGGCGGGAATCCTGACTGACGTGTTTTTGACTGACTTTTCATCTTACGGAAAAGATTTTTCTTCGTTCTTATTGGGGCCAACATTTGGCAATGACAAAGCAATCAAGTTGTGGTCATCTCTTATTCGCGGTGAAGGTTCAACTCGTGCCGCCGCGATGATGGCAATAAGCTCAATACCTGGGAACAACCTGTTCTACATTCGCGGCCCTCTCGACCATTTATTTTTGCTTGAAATGCAGGAACAGATGAACCCCGGATTTATGAACAGGGCAGAACGCGATATGCGGAAAACCTTTAATCAAGAATGGCTTTGGAAGTAGTTTTATGATAAAGAAATTTTACACAAAGGTGCCCTTATGACAGTCGGAGCGTTACCAACAATTTTTAAGCTGATGGGCAACGGGGTCACAACTGTTTTTCCATTTAACAATAACGTACTCGATCAGGATTTTCTTGATGTTAAAATCTTAACGAGGGCAACGGGTGCCGTCGTTGAAACCCTTACTCTCGGCGTTGACTACACCGTTACCATCGTTAGCAACACGACATCAAACGTCATTATTATTAACGCGCTCAAGATTCCTTCGGTCACGCAAGATATTTTGTTGGCATTAAATGTTCCTCTTACACAATCACGCAGCTACCCACGCGGGGACGAATTACCAGCAGCCGCGATTGAAAGCGGCTTAGATAAGCTGACACTCATAGCACAAAACACATCGGACAAAATTGACCTATCTATTAAACTGCCTGATTCCGATATTGGCCTGACCACAACGGTTCCAGATGTGGGAACTCGTGCGGGTAATTACTTAGCGTTCGATAGTTCGGGCAACGTTATCTCGGCAGCGGGAACAGGCGGCACGGCTATCAGTGCACCGTTGGTTCCGTTCGTGCAGGCGGCTTCCTTGGTTGCGGCCAAAGCGTTGTTGATTACCGCTGGAAGTATTGCCACAGCGGACATCGCCAACAGTGCCGTCACCAACGCGAATCTAGCAAACATGGCGGCGTTGACAATCAAAGGAAACAACACTGGATCGTCCGCTGCGCCGTTAGATCTAACAGTAGATCAAGCAGCAACCCAACTTG